ACAAATATATATAGTTTTAAAAATATAATTGAATACACGTATAAGGAGTATGAAAATATATTATGTGAAGTAATTGATATAGATGACAATAGACGTAATAATAAAAAATTAATTAAAAAAATATTTCAAGATCCTCATTTTTTTAATATATATATTAAAGCTATGAATGCTGTTAATAAAACTGATAAAAAGTTTAAACCATCCGCGTTAACTATATTTTTTGAAACATATTTTAATAATAGCAGTATAGAAGAAAGAAGAAGTATAATTAATTATATTAAAAAAGAGGACCTTATACAATATTTTAGTGATATAACTATTAAACTAATTTCTAAATGGTTGAATATTAATATATTTATAATATACGATAAAATAGAATATGGTCAGGGTAAAAAGGTAGATAAAAGAGCAGGAAATAAAGACTTAAATCTTACATCTGTTTTCTACAGAGCAGGATACAAATCATCTGATATATTATATAGACCATTAATAATGCTATATAGAGAAAAAATAAAAACTACAGAAAATATAGCATATTACATTATTAAGATAACAGATAGTGAAACATATATGTATAAAGAATTAGATGACGCACCAGAAGAAATTAAAAATAAATTAATAAGTATAAAATATAATTCAGGAGATTCATTATTATCAGATTCTATATAATATTTATTTCTATATAATATTTATATTTTGTTGAGGCATTTTATAACATTTTATATTAGTTTTATCAATATTTAGTTTTACTTGTAGATCACTTTCAGTATATAATATTTTTTCATTTTCTTCAACATCTTCTTCAATTTCTATTATAGGGTCAAGTAATTCTTCATTCATAGGATTCTTTTCATTAATTTCATTTAATAGTTGAAGCATATACTCTTCATCTATTAATATCTTGCTGTCTCCAGTTCCACACGGAGGTTGTTGTCCGAGCATAACATTTGCCGAAACGCCATTTACCTTATCATATTCCGCAAATATACTCGCGTTGATTAACATATCTGTAGTTTCTTCAAATGAAGACTTAGCAAGAGGTCCAATATCTCCTCTGTTAATACCATGTCTATCTATGGGCATCAAATGCCCTTTGTATGTCATAGTATCAATTAATAGAGACATATGTCTATAATTCATAGAACCCTCATTTGTAACAACTAATAATTCTTTGTATAACGCATATCTTGCTGCTTCAATACCAAGTGTGTCATAAATTTCTCTGATATCATTTGATATGGTGCGTGTACTATCTATGTTTGGATTTGCTAATAGTTCAATCAAATTTGTACCATCAGTATCTAATACCCATTCAAGAATATCATCAAAATTATTCGTATCATCATTATATCTTGTATATTTCTTTTTATTAAGTGATACCTTCTTAATACCTTTGTATCCCTTCAACAATATTTGATGTACAATATTATGCTCAATTGCTTTAATAGTAGCAATTTCATCTCCATCTTTTAATGCCAATTCTGTTAATTTAATACGGAATACACATTCTTCGGCATTATCGTCGCTATATACACAATCTATATATTTATCATATGCTGAATTTAATTTAGTATAAATATCTATCATTTTCAATTTATAGGAAACCATTTTTTGTTTATTAAATACTAATCTTAGAACCCATGGAGAAGAACTTCTTGAACGACAAGTTAGCCCATTTAATTCTTCAAATTCTTTATAAATATTCATTATTCCTTGATCTTCTTCAATATTAGTTTCATAATATTCTCCATTATCCCAATAAATCTCGCTATATTCTAAAATATCAGATAATTTAGTAATTTCAATAGAATTTTTAATATTCATAGCATGATCTTTTGTAGCATCAATACGAGAATCATTAAAATCGCCATTGCTATTTTTAACAGGATTAACAACACATGAGATATCATTTTTCATGTATATAATTAGTGTAGGTGTTTTAGTTTTTTTAGTTGCTGATAAAATTTCTTTAAGGCGAGGAACTCCTGAAGTAGCTTTAACAGCAGCAGCAGTACCAGATACGTGAAACGAATCTAATGTCATCTGTGTTCCTAATTCTCCGATTGTTTGTGCCGCTACTATTCCTACCATTTCGCCCGGTTGTGCAATAGCTTGATTAAAATATTCTGTAATTTGTTGAACAATATAATCAAATATTTCTTTTGTAAAATGATAATGAAATATTAATTTTTTAGGATTTAGGTACAATCTTAATAATATATGAAGAAATCTCATGCCTTGAGTTAGATTTTTAATATATAATTTTTTCTCTAACTTATTGATATTATCCAAAATATAGTCAGGTGATAAATCTGTCTTTACAGCTTGAATATTAATACTATTTAGTCTTTCATGAGCAGTATTTAAAATTCTTCGAAATGGTATAGGATAGCTAATTACATTTTTCTTTTCATAATTAAAAATTTTCTTAATAAGGAACAACTTATCATCTATAATTTTTTCAAAATGTTCATTACATTTTACATAAGTATTGCTGTTAATTGATTTCGCAACATCTTCTGTAACATGAACATCAATATTATCTGTTATCTTTAAATTATATTCTAAATCAAGTTCAATATTATTTTTATAGATGCTATCTATAATTTGAACTTCGACTTTACAACCATCCATACCATCTTCTCCGTAAATATATTGTATAATAGTTCCGTCGGCTGTTCTAACAGTATTATCATAGTATATTTTTGAATCTTCCATTGCCTTTACCAATCTTCGTTGAATATAACCTGTTTCAGAAGTTTTTACAGCAGTATCAATTAGACCTTCGCGACCACCCATAGCATGAAAGAAAACTTCATGTGGTTTTAAACCAGATATGAAACTATTTTTAACAAATCCTCTTGCTTCAGGTCCATCGTCGTATTTTGTGAAATGTGGTAGCGTTCTATCAGTAAAACCATAAGTAATTCTTTTTCCATCCACATTTTGTTGTCCTACACAAACAATCATTTGTGAAATATTGATTTCTTTACCTTTTGAACCTGATTTAACCATATTAATCATTCTATTTGTTTTTTCTTCAATTTGAGCAAATCCAATTTTACCAACTTCACTTGTAGTTTCATTGAGAATACCAATTAATTCGCGTTCAATATAATCTTCATTGTTGAATATACTATTGTTAATAAAGGTTCCTCTTCTGATTTCATCTAATTTATTGTATGCTTTTGTTCTCATTTCGTTAATTTTATTTTTAAGATTTTCGTCTGTTTTCTTATCTGTTACTAAATCGCTTATTCCTACACTAAATCCGGATGTTAACAACCATCTACAAATTAATCTTTGTGTATTATCAAGAAACTTGCGAACTTCAAATGGACCATAATCGTGATAAATAACTGGTATTAAACCTGTTGAAATACCATGAAATACATTTTTATCAAGATTGCCACACTCTAATTCACTATTATTAATAATAACTTTTTCATCCTTCTTATTTTTTCTATTTATAAACAAACTCGGGGGTAATATTTGAGAATATGCTTCTTTGCCTGTATAAGAATATTTATTTTTAGGTTTTGGGAGAGATCCGTTAAAATAACTATTTACCATTTGAATATTAGCCATTGTTTTATCATGAATTTCAGTATAATCTTTAGTTAATCGATAAGAACCTACGAGAGTATCCTGAACTATTTCAATAATGGGTTTCCCATCGCGTGGTGCCAAAATCATATATGGAACAGCCGCGATATCCATTAATTCATTCATAGTTTGAATACTTTGAGGACAATGTAAATTCATTTCATCACCATCAAAATCAGCATTGTATGGAGGAGTGACAAGTACATTTAAACGAAATGTTTGATAAGGCATAATAACTACCTTATGACACATCATTGACATTTTATGAAGTGAAGGTTGTCTGTTAAATAATACATAATCTCCATTTGATAAATGTCTATGAACTATATCCCCATTTTTTAATTCTTTAGCAATAGTTTCCAAATCGCGTGAATATTTCAAATTAATTGTTGTATTTGGTTTTTTAATATATTTAGCTCCAGGCCAATTATCAGCACCATTCATAATTAGTTTACGCATATGCTCTATATTAAATTTATTGACAATTTCAGGAAAAGTAATATTAATAGCTACTTTGATAGGAACACCCAATTCATCAATACTAATATATGGGTCTGGAGTAATAACTGAACGTGCCGATTGATCAACACGTTTACCATTTAAATTTCCTCTGATACGCCCTTCCTTCTTTTTCATACGATCTGTAACAGATTTTAACTTTCTACCATTTCTTTGTTGTGCTGGAGCAAGTCCAGGCATTTGATTATTAATAAATGTAAATACGTGATATTGAAGAAGTATAGTATAATATCTAATCGTTTCTTCTGTCGCACCTTTATTAATTTTATCTTGAACTTGATTATTTGCTTTAATGATGTCGCTTAATTTATGTGTCAAATCATCTTCTCTTCTTTGCCCATTTTCTTCAATAATACTCGGTCTTACAGCTGGGGGTGGAACAGGAAGAACTGTACATATCATCCATTCCGGTCTATTCCATTTTGGATTAAATCCCATCATCTCCATATCTTTTTCACTAATTTTCTTGAAAATTTTAAGAATATCTTCTGCTGTTAATTCCTGTGATACTTTTTCTTCATTTTTCTTATCTTTCCATTCAGCAATTATTTTCATAGAATTTTCTTTATGAATTTTTGTAGGTCTGACAGCTCCGCACCCAACAACATCATCGTCTCCGCAAACTCTCAACTTTGTAGTAGTATTGCAAAGTTTATAATATGCTTCCCATCTTTTATGATTATTTTTGATTGATAAAATTTTGGCAATATCATTTTTAAAATCCTTATGAGGCGTATTTGGAGATATTAAACACTTTGAGCATTTATAACAAACACAATTCAATATTTTTTTAACTATATCAAAAAACATAGCATGAAATACAGGTTTAGCAAGAACAATATGTCCAAAATGCCCGGGACAAAATATATTTTTTTGCTCACAAGTGCAGCAAATTCTATTATGTTCTAAGACGCCCATACGTGAATCAAATAACCCACCAATAATAGGTTCACTTCCGGCATAAGTATCTGTTTTATTAATTTCAACAACCGAACGTTTAACTATTTCATCCGGGCTTAAAACACTAAATTGAATACCTCTTACTTCTTGTATTTCAACTTTTTGGTCGTTATAAGATAGTTCAGGATAAATAGACATATCTCTTAATAATAGTAGTTAAAATAAGTCATCTAATGTTTAAATAGATATTATCAATTTTTATAATTTAATCAACAATTTTATAATTTAGATTTTTAGAATTTGCCCCCGTCAATATATTTTTTTCCATTTTTTTTTCATTAGAATTAGAAATAGTTATTATGAATTTTTTTTTTGATTTTGAAGAACTTGATTTACTATCTTTTTTATTTTCAGGAGAAGCATCAGTAATTCTAAATATTCTTCTCGGTTTTGAAGAATTAGCTTTTTTTTCTTCATCAACATCTATTATTGTAAATTTTCTTCTTGGTTTTTTATATATTTTATCAAGTAAATAAGTATCGGAAGGAAATTTAAAATCCTTTGGATATTTAGAATTATATACTTTATCTATTTTCTTTTTATCATTTTCATATTCAATATTATTTATTATATTAACTATATTTGAAAGAGCTTTATGAAAATCTGATTTAGGTTTACTTTTAACACTTTTCATCAGTTTTGCTGGTGCTGAAAAATTTTTTTTATTCATTCTCTTATTATTATATAAGATTATAAAAAATAAACGCTGCTAGCAGGGATCGAACCTGCGACCACTCGATTAACAGTCGAGTGCTCTAACCAACTGAGCTATAGCAGCTGTGAGTATTACCTTACTAACTATATATAGTATCTAATTCTTATATAATTTTATTACTAAATAATAAATGGAAAAAGAAGAAAAAGAAATTGAAGAATGTGCAATATGCTTTGAACATAAAGTATCGACAAATATGCATTGTTATGAATGTAATAAATATATATGTATTCATTGTTGTAATAATTTATCTTCGCGAACATCTTTATTATTTACAGAAAGTAAAAATATATTTGTGAAATATCAATGCCCTTATTGTAGATATACTAATAATAAACATATTAAATTATTTAATAAAAATGAAATAATATCATTGTACTATGATAATATATCACAATTATCAGTTTCTCAAAATTACAATTTATCTATTGTAAACATGTATAATAATTTAAAAGAAGAATATTTATCTTTGAAAAATAATAATAACTCATTGAAAGAAGAAATTTTATATTTGAAAGATGATAATAACTCATTGAAAGAAGAAAATTTATCTTTGAAAAATGATAATAACACATTGAAAGAAGAGAATAAATTTACAAGAGATGAGAATATATCTATATTATAATGATATATAATGATATATAATGATATATAATCTAATATATTAGATAAGAATAAAAAATTGATATAAGTAATAATATGTTATTATAAAACTACAGCAAAATAGCATATAAATGTTTGCTAATCATACAAAAACGGCAAATGAAACAATTTCTAATTTATCTATTATTTTTAAAGAGCGTATTACAAGTATGCCAGATGATATTAATAATAAAAAAATAATAGCTTATGCTAAAAATATTATCAAAAATATAAAAGATGAAAAAAATAAAGCGAATACGGAAGCTATAGATATTATAGAAAAAAAAAATAAGTTATC